AGCAGCTACATGGCCGGGCGCTATGAGCAGCTGATGGCCGTGCGCGAAGAGCGGCCGTACTGGCAGTACCTGCACAGCGATGCGGTGGAGTACCCGCGGCCGGAACACGAGGCCTGGAATGGCATGGTCCTGCGCTGGGACGATCCGTGGTGGCAGTACCACTTTCCGATCAACGCCTGGGGCTGTCAGTGCAGCGTGCGGGCACTCAGCGAAGACGACCTGGTGCGTATGGGCAAGACAGGCCCGGACACCGCGCCGCCGATCATCTGGGAGCAACGCACCCTCGGCCAGCACAGCCCGCAGGGGCCGCGTACCGTCGAGGTGCCGCAGGGCATCGACCCCGGCTTCGAATACACGCCCGGCCGGTCGCGGCTGGAGAGCGCGGTGCCGCGTCCGCGCCTCGATGACGAGCTGATCCCCGCACCAGCGCCGGGATTGCCCAACCGGGTAGCCACCGACCCGCTGCCGCCCGCCCGGCCGTTTCCGGCCGAGCGCATCCTGCCGCCCGACCTGTCGGACACCGCCTATGTGCAGCGCTACCTGGACGAGTTCGGCGCCACGCTGCAGGCCCCAGCGGTGGTGCGCGACGTGATCGGCGAGCGCCTGGTGGTGGGCAAAGAGCTGTTCACTGACCGGGTGACCGGCCAGCTGAAGGCCAACAAGCGCGGCCGCGGTCAATGGCTGCTGATGCTGGCCGAGGCGCTCAAGCGCCCAGACGAGATCTGGACGCGCATCGAATGGCTCGGCGCACTGGGCAAGGCGGTGGTGCGGCGGCGCTACCTGGCACGCTTCGAGGTTGCCGGCCAGGCGGCGCCGGCCGTGGCGGTATTTGAAGTGGGGGCGGATGGCTGGGTGGGCGTAACGACCTTTCCGGCAGCCGAGACGGCCTACATCGAAGGGCTACGCCAAGGCGTTCGCTTGTATCGGCGCGAGTCGTGACGGACATAATTCGTTGTCAATCAACGAGGAGACACCCCATGCAAGACATCAACCGCGCCCAACCTCTTATCGACATGCTCGTGCACAGCTTTGGCAAGACGCCCGGGAGAGGTATCAATGAGGACCATCCCGACCTCGTGCTTGCCTGGCGAACAGCTGGTGGTACTGCAGCGAGCCTGACCCAAGCTTTCGAAATGGCTGAGAGACTCGGCTGGGTCAAGCCAAGCCTGGGGCAATGGGCAGTGACAGAGCTTGGCGCACATCAAGCGGGCAAGTAGAAACCCGGCGCTGCCACACCGGGTTTACCGCGAGCGTAGGATTGGAGGCCCTGGCAGAGGCTGCTCGCTCGATCGGCTGAGTTCAGTATAGGAGTCCCCATGCCAGGCGTCACACTCGAATTCGATGCCGCTGGCGCGCTGGCGGCGATCAACGAGGCGGCCACCGCGATGGGCGACCCGGCGCCCATGTTCCGCGACATGGGCGAGTATCTGTTGATCGCCCNNCAGCCAGTCTTCCCCGGACGGCACGCCCTGGCAGGCGCTGTCTCCCCGCTACCAGCGGCGCAAGAAGAAAAACCCGAACAAGATCCTGGTGCTCGATGGCTACCTGAAAAACACCCTGCGCTATCAGGCCAGCGACGAGCAGCTGCTGTTCGGCACCAACCGAAGGTACGGTGCGATCCATCATTACGGCGGCGACATCGAGATTGCCGCACGCAGCCAGCAGGCCTATTTCCGGCAGGACGGCAAGAGCGGCGAGGTTGGGAACCGCTTCGTCAACAAGCGCCAGAGCAACTTCGCCCAGCGGGTCACCATCGGCCCATACACCATTGCCATCCCGGCACGGCCGTGGCTGGGGACCAGCGCGCAGGACAACCAGGACCTGATTGCCATCGCCGTGAAGCACCTTTCCGGCGCGACCGCCAAATAGGCCCCATACGCGCGTTTTGGCCCTCCAGGCTGTGCCATCGGGGGCACCCATAGGGCAAATGCGCGGTTATGCCGTTTATAAAGCCCGCCAGCGGCATTGCATTGAGCTGTCGCGGTGTGGTTTCGTAGAAAAAGCTCCTCGCGCCACCCTCCAGCGATTTTCGGTCTACCGAAAAGACCGCCCCGCCTGACCGCCGCACTCTGGCGGCATGAAAACCAAACGCCTCCCCCTCGCCGTTGCACTCGCCGCCTGCANNCATCTGGCTGCAGGTGACCCCGGCGGGGCACTTCAAGCCGGCGGACGGTCGTGAGATCAAGGTGCCGAGCTGGCACATCAATCAAGCCGTCGCCGCCAAGGTGATCGAGCGTTTCCACGCGACCAAGACCAAGCGCGTGGTCGACTACGAACACCAGACCCTGCGCAAGGAAGAGAACGGTCAGCCGGCCCCCGCCGCCGGCTGGTACCGGGATCTGGAATGGCGCGAGGGCGAAGGGCTGTTCGCCCAGGTACAGCTCACCGCTCGTGCCGCGCAGTACGTCGCCGATGGCGAGTACCAGTATTTCTCTCCCGTCTTCCTGTACCACCCGACCACCGGCGACGTCCTGGACGTGCAGATGGGCGCGCTCACCAATGCCCCGGCAATCGACGGCATGCAGGCACTCAGCCTGCGTGCCGCGGCGTCGTTCGGCTGTTTCGATGACCCTTCAGAGGAAAACCCCGTGAACCCACTGCTGCAGGCGCTGATCGCCGCCCTCGGCTTGGCCGAGAACACCACCGAAGAGCAGGCGGTCGCCGCGCTCTCCGCTCACACCACCAACCTGCGCAAGCTGCTGGGCCTGGATGAAGGTGCCGTGTTCGGCGATGCGCTGGTCGCAGCCTGCACTGGCCTCAAGGCCAAGGCCGCCACCAGCGTCGACCCGGCTCAGTTCGTGCCGCTGTCGGTCGTCGATGGCCTGAAGGTCGAGCTGGCCGCACTGACCGCCCGCCTGGGTGAGCGCGACCAGCTGGACCTCGAAACCCAGATCAGTGCAGCCCTGGATGACGGGCGCCTGCACAAGACGATGGAAGTCTGGGCGCGCGACCTGGGCAAGAAGGACCGTGCCGCGCTGACCGCCTACCTCGACGCTGCCGCGCCGATCGCCGCGCTGACGCGCAGCCAGACCCAGGGCAACCCGCCGGTGCCGGACGAGAAAACCGGCCTCACCGCGGATGAGCTGGCGGTGTGCAGTGCGATGGGGCTGACCCACGACCAGTTCAAAGCCGCGAAGGAGGCCTGATCCATGACCGCCCTGACCAGAGACCGCAACACCCTGCGCCGTGACGGCCTGCAATTCACCGACCCGGTGGCCGCTGCTACGCGCATCTACGCCGGTTCGCTGGTGTGCCTGGATGCGTCCGGCAACGCGGTGCCCGGCAGCACCTCCACGACCCTGACCGCTCGCGGCCGCGCCGAGGAGCATGTCGACAACAGCGTCGGCGCCGCCGGTGCCCGCGTCATCCAAAGCCGCCGCGGTGTGTTCGTGTTCATCAACAGTGCCGGCGCCGACGAGATCACCCGTGCCGACATCGGCGCCACCGCCTACATCGTCGACGACCAGACCGTGGCCAAGACTGACGGCACCTCGACCCGTTCGGTCGCCGGCGTCATCCGAGACCTGGACGACCACGGCGTCTGGATCGAGATTTAAGGGAGCACAACTCAGATGATCATCAACCGCCAAAACCTGAACATGCTGTTCACCGGCTACAAGGCTTCCTTCCAGAACGCCTTCGCCGGCGTGAAGCCGGATTTCATGCCTTTCACCCTGGAAGTACCGTCGGTCAATTCGACCGAGCAGTACGGCTGGCTGGGCAACAGCACCGCGTTCCGCGAGTGGCTCGGTGACCGGGTGATCCAGAACCTGGCGCTGCATGACTACAGCATCAAGAACAAGTCCTTCGAGAACACCGTGGGCGTGCCCCGCGAAAGCATCGAGGACGACAGCTTCGGGCTGTTCAACCCGCTGATGGGGCAGCTCGGCCAGGACTCGGCCAACCATCCGTCCACGCTGATCTACGACCTGCTGGCCGGTGGTTTCAGCAATACCTGCTACGACGGCCAGTTCTTCTTCGATACCGACCATCCGGTGACCAACAAGGCCGGCGCCGAAGTCAGCGTCAGTAACTTCCAGGGTGGCGCCGGCACGGCGTGGTACCTGCTGGACACCACTCGGGTGATGAAGCCGGTGATCCTGCAGAAGCGCAAGAACTACAACTTCGTCTCGATGGACAAGGAAACCGACGAGAACGTGTTCATGCGCAAGGAGTACATCTACGGAGTGGATGCACGCCTGAACGCCGGCTACGGCCTGTGGCAGCTGGCATACGCCTCCAAGCAGACGCTCGATGCAGCCAACTTCAACGACGCCTATGCCGCCATGCAGGCCATGACCGGCGACCGCGGCAAGAAGCTCGGCATCAAGCCGGCTCTGCTGGTGGTGCCGGCCACCCTGCGCGCCAAGGCCCTGGAGATCGTCCAGGCCGAGCGCGGTGCCAACGGCGCCACCAACATCAACCGCAACGCCGTGGACGTGCTCGTCACGCCGTGGCTGTAACGGGGGTGAGGCATGGCGCGTAAAAAGCCCACCAGGAACGCAGACCCGGCAGCCGTTGCGGCTGCCCCTGCGGCCGCCGCACAGCTGGCCACCCAGCCGGCGGCACCTGCCGAAAGCGCTGCGCCGGTACCGGAGACAGCGCCGGCCAGCACCGAACAACCCGTGAGCGAGGTACCCGGCGTGGACGCCGGTTCGAGCGGGCAGGATGCCCAACCTGATACCGCGCAGGCCGTCGCTACCCCGGCGGCCGATACCAGCAACCCGGCAGCTGCTGCGCCCGAGGCGCCTGTGGGCGCTGCCGTGGGCACTGGTACTGGTACGCCGGTTGGTGCCGCAGCGCTGGATGGCGACGGCGAGATCGAGGGCCTGTGGATCACCGCTATCCCCGAGCAGGGCTTTCGTCGCTGCGGCTATCGTTTTACCCGTGAAGGCTCCGGTATCGCGCTGGATATGCTGACGGCCGAGCAGATCGAGGCGCTGGAGAACGAGCCCAACCTCAAGGTCGAGCGCGGTGTGTTCTCGGGGCGGGTGGATTAAGCCATGCAGTACATCACCGCCGTCGCCCTGGCCGAGCGTCCTGGTGCTCGCGAGCTGGCCCAGGTGGCCACCGCCGAGCACCTGCGCATGGTGCCATTCGAGCTGATGGAGGCCACCCTGCGCGGTGGCGATCGCAGCACCTGGACGGCTGACCAGGTCGCGGCGGCGGACGATGCGCTGCAGCGTATAGAGGAAGCGGTCGGCCAGGCCGAGAGCATGGTGGACGGCTTCCTCGCGCGGCGCGGCTATCCGCTGCCGCTCAGCCCGGTGCCCGAGCTGGTCACCGGTTGGGTGCGCGACATCGCCCGCTACCTGTTGCACAAGGACCGCGGTGGCCAGGCGGCGGACGATCCGATCGTGCGTGCCTACCGCGATGCCCTGAAGTTCCTGGAGATGATCGCCGCCGGCAAGTTCAGCCTCGGCGCCAACGATCCGATCCAGACCGATCCGAACCTGGTCGACGTGCGTTTCGACTCGTCGCCCAGCGTGTTCAACCGTGACCAGTTGCGGGCGTTCCGATGAACTTCGCGCCCCTGGACACCAGCCTGATCGAGCAGCGTCTGCGCGAGCAGGTGGCCGCGCTCGAGGAGGTGCTCGGCGCCGCCGAGTACAGCCAGGTCCGTGAGCTGGCCGGCTACCGCATCGGCACCGCCTATGTGGTGCTGGCTGCCGAGCGCAACCCGGCCGGCACCGGCCCGCAGGCCCAGCGCAAGGTGGCGGCCGAAGCGGTGTTCGGTGTGGTCGTCTGCAGCCGCAACTACCGCGACGCGGTGGGCGGTGCGGCCCAGGACGAAGCGGCGCGGCTGGCCGGCCAGGTCCGCGCGGCGCTGCACGGCTGGGCACCGCATGGCTGGAAGCCCTGCACCTGGCTGCAGGCCAACGTACTCGACAGCGACCAGAGCCGCGTGCTCTGGCTGGATGTTTTCACCACCACCCACGTACTAGGGGGCAACCCGTGAGCAAGACCACCGAGGCGGCCAAGCCTGCCGCCAAGCCCGAACTGTTCAAGGTCACACTGCTGAAGGCACATACCCACGCCGGTAAACCGCTGGCCGCGGGTGACTCGATCGATGTCACCGGCCCGGAGCGTGAGTTTCTGCGTGCGGTTGGCGTCGTCGCAAACGATCAGGCCGAGGGCGCTGCCCCGGCCGCGAAATGAGGTACTGAACGATGGAAGAGTCCTACTACTACGGCCAGGGCGAATTCGAACTGGCCGAGATCGCCGCCGATGGCAGCCTGGGTCCGTGGGTGTGGGCCGGCGACGTTTCGGAACTGACCGGCACCCTGAGCCAGACGGCAATCGCTCACCGCGAGTCGTACAGCGGCAAGAAGGCCAAGGTGCGCGAGTTCTTCACCGAGCTGGGCATCGACTGGAGCGCCACGCTGCATCAGCTGGATGTCAACAACATTGCCAAGTTCACGCTGGGCAAGGTGTCGTCGACGACCGCAGGTACGGTGACCGGCGAGGCGTTCCCGACCGTTGCCGATGGTGATGTGGTCCAGCTGGATCAGCTCAACGTCAGCGACCTGGTGCTGACCGACAGCACGACCCCGACCCCCGCGACGCTGGTACGCGGCACGCACTACGACTATGACATTTACGGCGACGTGAAGATCATCGCGTTGCCGACCAGCCCGGCGCCGACCCAGCCCCTGCTGGCCGCATACTCGCATGGTGCGACGCAGCAGGCGGCATTCCTGGCCGGTGAGCGCAAGAACTACGCGCTGCGCTACAAGGGCATCAACCTGGCCGAGAACGGCCAGCGTTGCCTGGTCGAGATGTACAAGGTCAGCGCCGGCCTGATCCAGACGCTGGCGATGATCACCAGCGGCAACCAGCTGGCCGGTGCACCGGTGACGTTCTCCTCGCTGCTGGATTCCAGCAAATCGGCCGATGGTCCGCTGGGGCAGTACGGTCGCTACGTGGTGCTGGGCTAAGCCATGGCCAGGAAGAAGGACGAGCGGATCATTACCGCACCGCAAACACCTGCGGCCACTACGCCGCCCAGCGATGAACTGGAGGTGCTGCACCCCGAGCGCTCGGCGACCATCGCCGGGCGTGCGGTGACCGTACGCGAGTATGGCTTCATCGAGGGCATGCGGCTGCGCCCGCAGCTGCAGCCGTTCCTCGATGACCTGCATGCGATGATGCGGGGCGATACATTGCCCAGCCTCGACCAGATCACCATGACCCTGGGCGCTCACATCGACGCGGTAAGCGAGGCCGTAGCCATCGCCGCCGACGTCGAGCTGGAGTGGCTGACCGGCCTCAACCAGGACGACGGCATGCACCTGCTGATGCTGTGGTGGGGCGCCAACGGCCCTTTCTACGTGCGCAGCGTCCACAACCGGATCGCCAGCGATCGGGCGGTGGAGCAGCTGCGCGCTGGTCCGACGCCTACGCCATCCTCATCGCCGCCGGCTATGGAGACGCCGAGCGCATCGGCCAGTTGACCGAGCGGCAGATTCTTCTCTACTACGAGGCCGAGCTACGGCGCCAACGCCGTCAGCGGGCCGAGTTCCTGGTGGATGCCAATATGGCGTTTGCAGGTGGCAAGGATGCGGAGCAGCACCTGAAGAAGCTGCTGAAGTGAAAGAGGGCTCCTGAACCAGGTGCGCCAACACCAGGTCCAGGCACCGAACAGGCAACACCGTGCCAATCCAGCCAAGGCCCTCCGCTCACGCGTGAGCCGGGCGAGCCTAGCAAATGGTAAAGGCGTTGCCGAGAGTGAAAGAGTTACGTTGTGGCGGGTGTGACCGCCTGCTGGCCAAAGTCGGCCAGTTCGATGTTCTGCAGATCAAGTGCCCGCGATGCCGGGCCATCAATCATTTGAGGGCCGAGAGCCTCCCCACCACGCCATCGAGCGCTGGCCAGGAGGCCTCATGCAAGCCCAGCCCATCATCCCCTGGATAGGCGGCAAGCGCCGGCTCGCCGATCGCATATTCCCGCTGTTCCCTCGCCACAGCTGCTACGTCGAGCCGTTCGCGGGCGGTGCCGCGCTGTTCTTCCTACGGCCGGTACCGGCAGAGGTAGAGGTGCTCAACGACATCAACGGCGACCTGGTCAACTTGTACCGGGTTGTGCAGCACCATCTGGAAGAGTTCGTCCGCCAGTTCAAGTGGGCGCTGAGTAGCCGCCAGGTGTTCAAGTGGTTGCAGGAAACCAGGCCGGAGACCCTGACCGACATTCAGCGAGCAGCCAGGTTCTACTACCTGCAGCAGTCAGCGTTTGGTGGGCGGGTTGACAGCCAGAGCTATGGCACGGCCACTACCCAGCCCCCAGGGCTCAACCTGCTGCGGATCGAGGAGGCGCTCTCGGCCGCTCACCTGCGGCTGAGCAATACCTACATCGAGCACCTGAGCTGGGGCGAGTGCATTCGTCGCTACGACCGGCCCCACACGCTGTT